ATACAACCCTTACTGGAACTTTATACGACATGACAGTTGCAGATTGTAATGCTGGTATTGAACTCGCTTGTAAGGAGCTACAACAATGACCTTTGAACTTACACGCATAAAGCAAAGGCTTGCTGATCTTGAAAAAGGTTACAAAGAGCTTTCTTTCTGGCATGACCAATGGAAGAAACTTCATCTAAATGCAAGTGAAGCTTCAAAAAAAACTACAGAGCTTCAAAGTGAAGTTCATGAAACCTTAAAAGTAATGACTGATTCAATTATGGAGTTACGTCAGATTGTTCAGAAATTTGACCCTATGGCACAGGCAATGCTTGAGCTTACAGACAGGGTAAAAAAATTAGAACAAAAAAATACTGGTAAAGACCACCCCTGATCTCTACCAGTACTCCACCCATTTGTCCTAACACCTAAGGACACCAATATATTAACAGAATGGAATCTTTAAACAACACCACACCGCACATAACGTCAGTTGATATTGACGAACAAGTGTATAGATCAGACCCAGCAATTGCAGCGTCTGACTTGAAATATGCCATAGATCATGGCCTTGAGGCTTTTAATATCTATAAGTATGGCAAAAACAATCCACCCAGAATTGCAACCCCAGCAATGAAGTTTGGTTCAATGTGTCACAAGTACTGTTTAGAACCTCAACTTTTTCAAGGTTCTTATGCCTTGCTTGATGATAAGAGAACAAAAGCTGGAAAAGCAACAGCACTTGCTTTGCAAGAAAAAGGCATTGAAACTTTTACAACTCCAGAAATGGATACTCTTACTGGTATTTATGCGGCTCTTTGTGGTAACGAATTTGCTTACAAATATATTATTTCAGATACTCAAAAAAATACCAGAGGATTAGCAGAACAATCCTACTGGTGGAAACATAGGGAAACAGGCTTGCAATGCAAATGCCGTTGTGACTATGTGATTGATGATATGGTCATTGATCTTAAAACAACAGGTGAAGGCGGTGCATCACCAGATAAGTTTACAAGAACTATCTGTTCATTTTTTTACCATCTGCAAGCGGCTCACTATCTTCAAGGTACTGGAGCAAAACGCTTCATATTTGTTGCTGTTGAGAAAGTACACCCATTTAGCGTGGGAGTATATGAACTGTCACCCAATTTCATTGAGCGTGGATATGAACTACAAGAACAAACATTGTCTGACATAAAAGCCGCCCAAGAGTCAGGCATTTGGGCTGGATATACCGATCAAGCTCCAGAGGGCATCAAAACACTTACACCACCTAAATGGTTATGACATTTACTAAAGAACAAACAGAACAACTTAATCAACCCATTGACCCTAAAGTTGTTGCCTTCAGACAGCAAGGTAGTATGCAACTTGCTTACTTAGAAAGCTGGTATGTAATTAATGAAGCAAACCGCATCTTTGGATTTGATGGCTGGCAGTCAGAGACAGTACAGCTTGACTGTGTACAGAGTGATGACTTCTGTGTGACTTACATTGCAAAAGTTAGAGTGACTATTAATGATGTAATCAGAGAGGGAGTTGGTGCTGGTCATGGTAAAGGCAAAAGCGTCAATCTTGGAGACAAGCATGAATCAGCAGTAAAGGAAGCTGAATCTGATGCAAGGAAAAGAGCTTTCATGCAATTTGGTAATCAGTTTGGACTTTCACTTTATGACGCTAAAAAAGCATGGAAAAATCCTAAAAAAGATAGGACTCCAGTTTCCACTCAAAATCTTACAGTTGTTGCCAAAGATGCAATTTTAAAAGCTGATACCAGACAAAGACTTGATAAATGTGCTGAGTCCTTAGAGGTGCGTTATGCTAACAGACAAATACCGCAAAATGATTACATTGATCTTTGCGATCTTATCAAAACTAGAAAAGAGGTAATCAAAACATGACAGTAGCTAGCAGCCAGTATTTCTCTACCGATCAACTCGCCAAGAGATATGGTAAACACCCAGACTCCATAAGAAGATGGAGATACAAGGGCTATGGCCCTGAGTTTTACAGACTTGATGGATTTGCAGCCATTTATGGCGAACCTACAATCCGATATGACCTTCACAAAGTCCTTGCTTGGGAAGAAGCAAACGGCATTACACCCATTGAACCCTTTTAATTATTATGGCTTACGAACCTTTTGAACCAGCTTTACCTATCCCTGTAAATTTTTCAGTACAGGATAACAAATATGAAGGTAAAGAAAAATACCCTAAAAAACTACGTTTATTTGTTCCTTTAGAATCTGCTACAGAATTTGTTACTCATGTAATGAACATGGTAGAACAAAAAAAATATCATAAAACTGGAAAAGTATATGATATGCGAACAGGTGAAAGAGAAGAAGTTGAAGGTATTTATATCTATGGCAACGGAAAAGTCGGTACTTTCGACTCAGACGAATATGGTGCATATGGCACTATAAACCCTAAAAAAGTAAAATTAGAGGCATCTGAGGCTACTGTGGATGTCCCTGCTAATCAAGCTGAACTATCTGCCTCTGAAGATTTACCTTTTTGATTATGTACTTAGTAACTTTTCCAAAAAATCCCTATGTAGGTCAGATTTTTTATCACATGGAATCGCAAAGAACCTTTGAATTTTGTGAAACAACAAGAACAGATCACGAAACAGGAAATGTAATTGAGTCTGCAACATGGTTTGATATTACAGAAAAGGATTTAGTTCCTTAAACAAGAGGCATTGAGGT